ACCAACTCTCAATCAATATCGTGTAGTTATTCAAGGCTAGGGGGCTAAGCCTGTGGGTCTATTAGATAGATTCGCTAAGAAAGTAGCATCGGAAATAGAGAAGGCACCTCGCCTTCCTGCTGGTTCCGTGACTATGACTGAAAGCGAAATGGTTGCCCGTTCGGGCATTATGAATCAACAGTATGGTCAATCGGTTTCGCTTCCGCGTAATCCGATATGGCCAAATGTTCCATTCAATCCCGGCAATCCACTTATTCCTGGCAATATCAATCCGCCAAGAAGCGATGGTCGCGCTGACCCACGCCGATATGAGTATCAGGTTGCGCAGAACATCAACATCACGCCAACCAAACTTGTTCCATTTACTGTGCTGCGCTCAACCGCAGACCAAGTAGATATCATTCGCCGTTGTTTAGAGGTAGTCAAAAACAAGATTACTTCAATGAACTGGGATATCGTTTTAAGTGATGATGCTTCTGAAAGTATTGCTGCTGATTCAGGTAAAGACCACGTCAGGGCTATGGCAGATGCTCGTCAGAAATACACAGAAGACATAGATAGACTGCGTTCTTTCTGGGAACAACCTGACCGCGCTAACGGATATACTTGGGCTGATTGGCTTAACATCTTCCTTGAAGATAGTTTAGTTTTAGATGCTGTTGCGATATGGCCACAGAAATCTGTCGGCGGAGATTTATACGGCTTTCAATTACTTGATGGTTCAACTATCAAGCCATTGATTGACGATAGAGGTATGCGCCCAATGCCGCCTAATCCAGCATTCCAGCAAATCCTGTATGGCTTTCCTCGTTCAGAGTTTATGGCTACTAATGATTCTGAAAAGGCTGATGGTGAATTCACAGCAGATGAACTTACATACCTAGTCAAGAATCGCCGCACTTGGTCTGTATATGGATTCAGCCCAGTTGAACGCGCACTACCTTTAGCGGATATCTACCTTCGCCGTCAAGACTGGATTCGTAAAGAATACACAGATGGCGTTACACCAGAGTTGATGATGGAAACCGATGCTAACTTCGGTAACAATCCAGACCTTATCCGCGCTTATGAGAATATCTACAATGATGACCTATCAGGACAGACAGCACAGCGTATGCGTGTGCGTATTCTGCCTGCTGGCTTCAAGCCAATTCAATTTGATGGATACGGCGAGAAATTCAAAGATACACTTGATAACTATTTGATAACATCAATCTGTGGACACTTCGGCGTTCTTCCTAGCGAAATTGGATTTAGCGGTTCAGGTTCATTAGGCGCAAGCGGATTACAGGCTGGCGAAACTATGTCAGGCGAAGCAATCGGTATTCAACCTCTTGCTCAATGGATTAGCCGACAACTAACAAACCTTTCATATCTATATCTAGGTATGCCACGCGAACTAGAGTTTAAGGTTCTATTTGAATCAAAGATAGACACCGAGGCAGAAGCGCGTAAGGTTGATATTGAATTAAAGAACGGCGGAAGAACAGTTAATGAAGCCCGAAGCACAATGGGTCTTCCTTTACTAGATACACCGCAAGCCGATATGCCTATGCTGTATTCAAGTAGTGGGCTTTACTTCTTATCACCAGATGGGATTATTGATGCTTATACTGCAAGTAGTGCTTCGGCTCTCTCAGGGGATAACGCGACTCCTGTTGAAGATTCCATCACAGTCGGCAATACTGACCTCACTGAAACTGGCAAGCCAGTTGCTGACACTAAAGATATTGTTGAAGAAGCATCGGAAGATACACCAGATGCTACTGAAGAAGTCAAGAAGTTCTTAAAGTGGGTTCGCAAAGGTAATTTCAAGCGGAAGTTCAACTTTGAGGTAATTGATGCAGATTACGCAGAAGTGTTAAACAAGTATGTTGGTATTGGCGATATAGAGTCTGCTCGCTGGTATGCCGAAAGGTATATCGGGTTATAGTGAAACCGAACCGCAAGCGACTGCACGCAGCATTGACGATTCGTCACGCTCGTTCAATTAGACGCGGTATGGAAGAAGTCTTTTCTGTTGATGAAATCCTCAATGACTGGTATTCCCTACGCGACCCGATTGATAGCGTTGATGAAAACATTCCAGCCGAGGTATCTACTCAACTGGCAAGGGATTGGGCTAAAATCCACGTCAGGAAACTTGATACGGAGCGACTCAACCTTGCGCTCGCAAGACTGTATGCAGATGGCTGGACTCTAGGAACAGATATATCCACATACGAGATTGCTCGCGCTGTTGGATTGACCAAGGCTGCTCCCAGCAAAAAAGATTTATCTAATGCTTTGAAGATGGATTGGAAGAACTGGCGTCCAGGAAACCGTGCTGCTGCCAACTTAGTCAGTCCACCAAACGGACTTAGACGACTCCTAGACGGTCGCGGGATTAAGATTCAAGACCTGTCCACCACTACCTTAAATAGAATCGGCACAGCACTCGCTGACGGCTTAATGAGGGGTTCCACGAGGCAAGCGATAGCAGAAGATTTAGCATATATCCTAGGTGATGATGCTAGAGCATTAATGATTGCTGGAACAGAAATGAGTTCAGCAGTTGTTCAGGCTAGCAGAGATTTATATGCTGATAGCGGAGTAGAGCAAGTTCAATGGTTAGTCGCAGACCCTTGCGATGATTGCCAAGAAAACCTAGACCAGTCACCGATTGGTATAGATGAAGAATGGATTAATGGCGACCCACCAGTTCACCCGAACTGTATGTGTGACATAGCACCTTATGTCGTGGATACTGGCTTGTGGGCTTGGCTAGAAGAAGAAGAATAGGATAATAAATGGCAACTCAACATATCAATGCCAGCACTTTCACGACAGCGACTATACTCGTTACTATTAAAGGTGGAGTTGCACGCAATACACCAATAACGCTTTACAATGGTCACTCAGCAGCCATCTTCGTAGGAGATGCATCAGTTACCACATCAGGCGCGACAATCGGCAGAACTATACCTGCTGCATCTTCGCAAACTTTCTATGTGAATGCTAATGATGTTATCTACGGCATTTCAGCAGCAGCATCCGCTACTGGCGCAATCGTTATTACCTATTCGGCATAAGGAGAAACAATGAGCGATTCAACTAATGTCTATGCGGACATTCTAAAGTATGACGATAATGGCGATGGAACGCTAACTGTCTATGGCAAAGCAACAGACGATGCGTTAGATATTGACCAGCAAATCTGTGACCCTGCGTGGTTGTCAAAAGCGATGCCTGATTGGTTTATGACTGGTGGAAATATCCGCGAACAGCACAGCAATATCGCTGCTGGCGTTGCTAAAGAATATGAGGCAAAGTCCGATGGTCATTACATCAGCGCATTGGTTGTTGACCCAGTATCAGTGAAGAAGGTTCAGAATCGTGTCCTTCGCGGTTTCAGCATCGGAATCAAATCTCCGCGTGTTGTAATGGACAAGAAAGCAGCAAATGGTCGTATCATTGATGGGCAGATTGTAGAAGTCAGCCTCGTTGATAGACCAGCAAATCCCAACTGCCAATTAGTATTGGCTAAATCTATCAATGGTGAAAAATCATTAACGAAAGTCGAGGAACTGGTGGAAACTACCATAGAGAAAGAACTCGTTGAGGAATCAATGCCTATGAATGGCGAAGCCAAGTCAATTCCTTCTTCAGAAGAAATGATGTCGCGCTACGCTGCTGCAAAGCAAGCATACGATGAAGTATGTATGATGTGCAAAGAATATGGCTATGAACTTCCTAGCGAAGAAAAACAATACGGCGAATCAGCCGAAGAAGAATCAGCAGAAGGTCCAGCAGGTAGCGGTGCTGAACACGAACTTGCAGAAGCAAAAGAATTAGTAGATAGTGACGGAGATGAGATGGATAAATCTCTTACCGAAATTATCCCAACACCAGTTCCAGATGTGTTACCATCAGTAACTGAAGAAACAATCGAAGAATTCGTGGAAGAGGAATCTTCTGCGATTAAGACCCTGCTCGCTAATGTCAATCTAAATGACATTATTGAGAAAGCCGTAAAGAGTGCTATGTCGTCGGTAGAAGCCGAAGTCGCCGAGTTGAAATCTGCAAATGAGGCAGTAGAGAACAAAGCAGCATCACTTGAAACTGAACTAGCAACGGCAAAATCTCTCGCAATAGGTGGCGGTCCAAAGCGGACAACCATAGCGACAGGTGCTGAAACAATCAACGAGTGGAACTCAAAAGCAGAATTGTATTTTGCTAAGGCTTCCGCTACAACCGACCTAGACCTTGCTAAAGGTTATCGTGCTATGGCTAAGGATTTCCTTGCTAAAGCAACTAACCCAGCAGAGTCTAACTAACTCTTTACAGGAGAATCATTAGATGAAAGAAGTAAAAGCAAAGGACTTGTATAACGAGCCCAACCCTGCTGTTGCTGCTGCTCGTCACGAGGAATATCTTGGTGAGTTGAACAAGTCACTTAATAGCGCATCATCAGACCCTTCTGTGTTATCACAGATGGAATCTGGCAACGGAGTTCGTTTTGGAACAGGTAATCCTGTTGCTCAACTAGAATCCCTTGCTGCTAACAAGTCACTTGCTCCAGAAGCACTCGCTTCACTTACACAAGCACTCGCGACTCAGCGTGGCGCAATGAGTGATATCAATAAAGAAATCACTCTTACAACACCATTAAGCACATCTTTCGCTGCCTTCGATTTAGAAGCACCAGCAAAGTTGCTCACACCTCGCCCAACTCCACTCCGTAACCGCATCCCTCGCAAGAAGGGTGTTGGCACAAGTCACCGTGTTAAGCGTATTCTCGG